GGTCTTGCTGGCGCGAACAAGGCGCTGTTCAATCAGCGGGTGGCCACGGTGGCGATGCACTTTGCACGAGGGCAGGGGGCTGCCAGAGTGGTTAGTAGCAGGACTTATTGCTGACAGTCGAAGTCAGGGAGCTGCTTTCTTGCCCTGGCTAGCTTCGGTGGGTGCAAAGGGTTTGTCTACGGCCTCTCGCAGCGCTTTGCCGGGCTTGAAGCGGATTGATCGCGTCGGCGGGATCGCGACGCTTTCGCCATTGCGTGGATTGCGGCCGATGCGGGCTGGTCGGTGTGCGACGGTAAAACATCCAAATCCACGGACTTCTATTCGGTGACTGGCCTCCAATGCATTTTGCATTGCGTCAAGAATGGTGTTGACCGCCAACTCTATGTCGTTCTTGGTGAGGTGCTGAAAATGTTCAGCCAATTCGTCTGCGAGGTCCGAGCGGTTCATTGCTCTAATCGTAACTTGAGAATTTCTCGACTTGGCTTACATAAAAGCGTTTGTTGGGTGGGTTGGGTGCCCGGCTGATCGAGGCTCGGCTTGGTCGCGAGCAATCAGGGGACCATTGATTTCATTGTCGTTGTCATAATGGTTCGTCGCGACCGGCTTTTACCGAGTCGGATTTTCTGCGATAGGGAAAAACAATGCTGTTGAAATCGGCGGATGACAAATCCAAAAGGGTAGCGCTGCTAGAGGACCTGCAGCGCTCGCAATTTATCGATCAGTGGCAGAGGAAATGGCTGCGCGAAGAGTTGGTGCGGTTGAAGAACGGTCTTCGGGGCGAGCAGGAGTCTGCTCACTACCTGGACAACTACTTCAAGGATGGCGAAAACTGTGTCGTACTGCACGACCTGCGTTTCGTTGTGGACGGGGATGTCGCTCAGATCGATCATCTGATTTTGAACCGTGCTTCCAAAATCTATTTGCTGGAGACAAAGAACTACGCCTGTAACCTCGTGATCAATGAGCAAGGTGAGTTCACGGCTGAGTACGAACGCGATCGCTTTGGAATTCCTTCCCCCATCGAACAAAGTCATCGCCATGAGCGCGTACTGTGCAAGCTGTTGGAGCGCCTGGATATTGTGGGGCGCACCCAGAAGTTGCCCGATTTTCATCACGTTGTGCTCTTGCATCCAAAAGCCACCATCGAGCGCCCGCCTGCAAAGGCCTTCGATACCAGCAACGTCATCAAGGCCGACCAGTTTCCGACTTGGCATAAGCAGTTTGTCGAGTCGCTTAGTGTCGCCACGGTGTTCAAAAGCGCTTTGAATATGCGCGGTCTGGACACGATCAAGGAGTGGGGAGAAAAGCTCATGCGCCAGCACCGGCCGGCCAACTTGCTGACATTGCCCGATTTCATGCAGCCCAAGGCATCACGTGGGACGACTGCAGATGCCGCCAATTTGGCGCCGGCTTTGACGCCCGCGCCTGTAGCCAACACGATGGCTCAAGCCAAGGAACCTCCGCCGGCGATTGAATCGCCACGAACCGAGGATTCACCGCGGCGACTGATTTGTGCCCAATGCGCAGCAAAGATAAGTTTCGCTGAAGGCAAGTTTTGCTGGAACAGTGCGCCCCGATTTGGTGGCTTGGCGTATTGTCGCGAGCATCAGGCGATGTTCTAGGTGCAAGGCAAGTCGTGGTCAAGTTTCAGGCCATGGCAGTCAAGGAATATGAGGCTCTTTCGGTAAAGGTATCTCCATCAAGCGCCCTTGATGATGGCCTCTTGTGCCGATAGCCAGGCCGATCTCCGTCCTTCCGTTGACTCCGACAAATTCCAGGTGATTCTTGCTGCATTCGCAGTAGGAATTGCCATGACCATCACCGCCCAATCGATCATTCACCGAGCCACGGACCTGTTGCAGGACCAGACTTCGGTGCGCTGGCCAGCCAATGAATTGGTGCGCTGGCTTAATGACGCGCAGCGTGCTGTCATCAAGGTGCGTCCTGACTCGATGAACACTACGACGGCGTTCCGTTGTTCCGAGGGCAGTCGCCAGACTCTGAAGAGCTCTACGGCGACCGCCGGCACAAGCGCAATGGCCCCAGCCCCGGCCAAGCTCATTGAAATCACGCGCAACGTGGCGGCCACTTCCGCCAAGAAGGCCGTTCGCGAAGTGGCGCGCGGCATCATGGACGCGCAGACACCGGGCTGGCACAACCTGCCCTCTACCGTGGACATTCAGCACTTCATGTTCGATCCGAGGGATCCACTGACCTTCTACACCTACCCGCCGGCCACCTCAGCAGCCGAGCTTGAGCTGATGTACGCCGCTTATCCCACAGACATCACCGAACCGGCTGAAGGCACAACTTACACGGCGGTCACCGGCAGCTTGAGCCTGCCCGACATCTACGCCGATGACGTTCTCAATCTGATTCTGTACCGGGCCTACAGCAAGGACTCGGAGTACGCCGGTAACGCAGAGCGTGCATCGGGCTACATGCAAATGGTCACTGCTTCACTTGGCGCGGAAATCGCCGCAACGATGGCTGTGAAGCCGCAGATGAAACCTGGCATGACCGCTTAACTTTTTACTTTCTACGAGGAGATCACCATGGCACTCAATACACAAATCTCTGATGCAACTGTCAACGCACAGGCCAACGCCTTGGCTACGTTGTGCAACAGCGGCCTCATCAAAATCTATGACGGCGCACAACCTGCCACTGCTGACACGGCTGTAGCTGGCGTACTGGGCGTCACCCTGACATTCGGTGCGACGGCTTTCCCGGCAGCGGTTTCCGGTCTGTTGACCGCCAACGCGATCAACAGCGGTGTGGCTGGTGCGGCTATCACTCCGACATGGGCGCGGGTTTTCGCGTCGAACGGCACTACGGCGATCATGGATGTGTCCGCTGGCGCGTCTGGTTGCAACTTAACCATTGGCCCGTTCACGGCTGGTACGGTGGTGAGCGCAACCAGCTTCACGCACGACGTTCGCAACAGCACTTCCGGCTACTAAGCCGCGCAGGGTCGTGAACCGTGCGCCTGAACTCGTCCGCGCTTAACGCAGCGGCCCTCAACGGGTCGTCTGGGATAAGCATCGCGTGTTCAGGCGCGTCTTCGCAGGCTCAGAGCGTTACAGGACCGCTAGTTGCTGCAGTAACGTGCGCCAGCGCATCCTCTCAATTACAAGGTGCGGCGGTTTCGGCTGGGCGCAATGTTGCGTCTGCCGGTGCAGCATCGCAGTTGCAGTCGGCGGCGGCAGCAACGGGTCGCGCACTCGGATCGTCTGGTGCAGCAGGACAGGCTGAATCTGTTTCTGCCGCGACGGGCCGTGCAATCAGTTGTGCAGCAACGTCCTCACAAGCCCAAGGGGCGGCTGTTGCCACCTCGTTTGTCGCTTTTGGGGCAAGCGCACAGGCGCAAGGATCGACGCTGACTGCTGGCCGTGCGCTGTCATGTTCTGTTGCAAGCAGTCAGGCTCAGTCTTCTGCGGTAGCGATTGACCGTTACGCATATTTCTCGGATGCCGACAGCATCGTCCAAACTGCCGCTGGAGCGTTGACGCGAACAGTTAACGGTGCGGCTGTTTCCTCACAATTGCAATCAGCATCGGCAGCAACGGGACTTGCCAGAAGCGGTTCCGCAGAGGCATCCCAAGCACAGGGGGCGACAGCCGCTACCTCGTTCGTCTTGGTTGGCGCAAGCTCACAGGCACAAGGGGCAACACTGGCCGCTGCCCGTGCGATAGGGTCTTCTGTCGTTGCGTCACAAGCAGAATCCGCAACAGCAGCAACGGGTCGTGCCATCAGTGGTTCGTCGGCGTCTTCGCAGCTTCAATCCGTCTCGGGCCCAACGGGACTTGCAGTTGGTTCTTCCGTGGCGACATCGCAGTTGCAATCTTCGACGGTAGCAACAGGTCGAGCGATCAGTTCTGCAACAGCATCTTCGCAACCGCAATCGACAGCAGCCGCTACCTCGTTTGTCGCCACCAGTGCAAGTTCCCAAGTTCAGGGCGCTGCTCTGGCCGCTGGCCGAGCGATAGCGTCGTCTGGTGTTGCGGCACAAGCGGAATCCGCAACGGCAGCAACTGGCCGCGCAGTCAGCAGTTCATTGGCGTCATCCCAACTGCAATCTGCCGCTGGTGCTACGGGACAGGCAGTTGGTTCTACGGCAGCTACTTCGCAGTTGCAATCTGCAATAGCAGCGACAGGACGCGCAATCAGCAGTTCGGCAGCGTCTTCGCAGCTTCAATTCGCATCTGTTGCCAGCTCATTTGTATCCACCAGTGCAAGTTCACAGGTGCAGGGCGCGGCTCTGGCTGCTGGGCGGTTGCTATTCTGCACATCCGTAAGCAGTCAGGCGCAAGCAACCACTGTTGCTGTTGATCGTTACCAGTTCTTCTCGGAATTTGACAGCGTTGTACAGACTGTCGCCGGGGCATTGACGCGAACTATCAACTCCTCAGTTGTCTCCAGTCAGCCCCAAGGCCCAACACTGGGCGTGGCAACGCTGGCGCTTGCGAGTGTCGCCGTATCAGCACAGGGCCAGTCAATTCAGACAACGGCTCAACGTGGCTTGAGTAGCACCGGAAGTTCGGCATCACAGGTTCAGTCAGAAGTTGCGGCGGCTACTCGCGCTATCACTTGTTCAATTGTTGCCGGGCAGGCGCAAGGAACAACCGTAGTTTGTGTCGATACCGTCAACGCAGCATGGGTGTCGAGTCAAGCGCAAACGCCTGATGCGACCCTGAGAGTTGAGCAGGGTTGCAGTACATCGCAATCTCAGAGTTCATCAGCGCAGATGGCGCGGACGATTTCTGTTGCACAAACATCTTCCGGGGCGCAGGGTGCGGCGGTGGTTACAGCCCTGTCTGTTGTCGGCGCTGGTGCTGAATCACAAGTACAAGGGACTGTTTCTGCATTGGTTGCCAGCAGAACTTTCGGTCAAGTTTCGGAGCAAGTTCAGGCAGCACTGGCTCCGATGGTGGCGACGATGTACGCCTCTGGTGTGGCATCGCAGGGTCAGGGAGCGGCCAGTAATGCTTCTCGCGCCCTGGCGCTCACGCAGGCATCAAGTCAGGTTCAGAACGAGCAGTTGACAGCGGACAGATCAGCCTTCTTCACGGCTGCTGACGGCATTGTTCAATCCACTGGCGGCAGTTTGCAGCCCTCAGTGTCGGGCGGGAGCGGATCGTCTCAAGTACAGGCAGCAACTACCTCTGCAATTCGGACGGTTGGCCTGACCAGCGGTTCATCGCAGGTTCAAAGCGACCTGATCACAGTTTCGTTTGTTGCAACTGAGGCATCTTCGCAGTTGCAGTCGGTTGCGGTTGCAATGGAGCGGTCAGTTTCTGGCGCAGTTGTATCGGGGCAATCGCAGTCCGCAGTCGGCACATTGGTGGATACAGTCTATGGCGTCAGTGCATCCGGCCAGGTGCAGTCTGCGGCTCATTCCACCGCGCTTGCGCTTTCTTCAAGTGGTGGCGCGGCATCACAGGCTCAGAGTTGCGTCGTGCCTCTGGTAGCCACTGTTTCTTGCAACAGTGCATCAAGCCAGTTGCAAGCGGCTCTCTTGCCGATGGTTGCTACCCGGTACACAGACCTTGTTACTTCGCAGCTTCAGTCCGCGTCCTTGTCGGCAAATCGTTCATTTGCAAGTGCTGGAGCCTCGTATCAAGCTCAAACGGCGTTGTCCGCAGAGGATCGAACCTATTTCTTCTCATCGGCTGACAGCGTTGTTCAGTCTTCCGGCGGCATTTTGCAGCCGAAGGTCTATGCGGCCTTTGCATCATCCGAGAGTCAAGGTACAACGTTTGCGGCGATTCGCACCGTAAACGCTTCCAGCGCCAGCAGTCAAGTTCAATCGGTCCTTGTCCCAACGGCAGTTCTTGTCACATTTACATCGCAACAGTTGCAGGTCGCAAGCCTTGCCACCCAGCGGGATGTTGCGGGGTTCTCCTCAACCGCTGCCACGCAGAGCGCCGGGGCTTCGGCTGACAGGTGGTTGGCAGGCTCTTGGTTGTCTGCTCAGACACAAAGCCCGGTTGCACAAGCTGTACGGGCCTTGGCAGGGTTCAGCGCAGCAGGGCAATCGCAATCAGTTGCCAGCGTCACAGGACGCGATTTGACGTCGAGTGCTGGCACCGAACAGGGCCAAGGTACATCAGTGGCTACAGGCCGCTCTCTGGCCTTCGCAGAGGCATCCTCGCAAGGTCAGGGTGCATCAGGGTCAACGCAGCGCGATCTGGCGGCATCTATTGCATCCAGTCAGGCTCAGTCTGTCGGTGTTGCAACACAGCGCGACATAACTTCAGGCGACATTAGCGGACAGGCCCAGTCCTTCCAAGCTGCGATGCAACGCTCGGTCTATGTTGCAGATTTCGACAGCATCGTCCAATCAGCCAGCGGGTCGTTGGCGCGGTTGGTTGCCTCAGTTGCAGTTTCTGGTCAAGTTCAAGTTGTCAGTGGTGAGGCAGTTCGCTCAGTCACTTGTGCAGCAGCAACGAGTCAGCTTCAGTCCAGCCAGTCCACTCTCGTGCGGACGGTCAACTCAGCTCTCACCACGGCGCAAGTGCAGGGTTGTGCAGTTGCGGCAACAAGAACTGCTTTGGCTGGATGGACAACATCGCAGGTGCAAGGTGCATCCGGTGCGGCTGTACGAGATGTGTATGCCGTCAACGCATCGGCCCAAGTCAACCAAGCAACCGGAGCCACACAACGCAGTCTGTCGGGCTGGAGTATTTCGGCACAGGCGCAGACGCCAATTGCTGCGGTACGCCGGGATGTGTACTTCACCTACGAGGATGGCATCACGCAGTCCATGTCAGGGGAGATACGCCGGGATGTGTTCGCCGGTCAGGCGTCAGCACAAGGGCAATCGACAAGCGCCAATGCCATCAGGACGGTGTACGTACAGGCACAGACTAGCCAGACCGAAAGTGCAGAAGCAGCCTTCATGCGGGATGTGTACGCCTTTGCACAACTGGTGCAAGTGCAGAGTGCAAACGGTGCCACGGCGCGGAACCTCACCCTTGACTGGGCCAGTCAACAGACGCAGGCGGCATTGCTTGCGTCTTGGATGGGTTCAAGTGACCCGTCCATTTGCGTTGCCTATGTAGCCGTGCAAGTCAATGCGGCAATCGTGCCAATGCAACCCAACTTAGCCACCGTGCCAGCTGAACCTAACGAGGCCATCGCATGAGCATTCTTGCCAAATTTGAAAAGCAACCCGCCGACGAACAGGACTTTGATATTGACTATGCAGAGTGGTTGGCCGCGATGGGCGACACAGCACCTGGACCAGGGGGTGTGACTGTGTACGCCGACACGGGTATCACGGTTCTTGCCTACGTCTTGACTGATGGCGTGGTCAAGGTCTGGACTTCCGGCGGAACAGACGGCACAACCTACAAGATCACTGCAACAGTGACCACAGAAGGCAATCGGGTCAAGCAAGCAGAAATCAAAGTCAAAGTGAAGGAATACTGAAATGGCTCAACTCTTTGTCAATAACGCCAGTAGTACCCTGGCGGCAAGCATCTCAAATTCCGCCACCTCCCTGTCATTGACCACAGGGCAGGGCGCGCTGTTCGCAAGCCCAACCGGGGGCGACTTCTTCTTGTTGACGCTCACACAAGCGACCACTGAGACCTCGTGGGAAATCGTCAAGGTCACGGCCCGTAGCGGGGACGTGCTTGCCGTTGTTCGGGCCCAGGAAAGCACCACGGCAGCGCCATGGGGGTCTGGATCGAAGGCCGAATCAAGACTTACCGCGGGAACGATGACAAGCACTGCACTGTTTGCAGAAGGCGGTAATGCAAGTTCCATCTATGCGGCAGGTCAATCAATCAATGCAGGAGCAGCGTAATGGCTATGCAAATTCAACTGCGCCGGGACACGGCTGCCAACTGGACCTCTGTTAATCCTGTGTTGGCCCAAGGTGAACTGGGGTTTGAAACAGATACCTTGAGATTCAAACTAGGAACGGGGTCACTAGCCTGGGCATCGCTGGGGTACACCCTGAATACCGTTCTTTATGGAAGCACAGCGCCGCTAAACAGCCTCGGTGTAAATGGCGATTTTTACTTTAATACAGCGGTATTCGCAATTTACGGCCCCAAGACCAGTGGCGCTTGGCCTACTGGTGTTGCCGTGACCACAGCCGGACCGGTCGGTGCGACATTCGCTGTTGTTGGTTCGGTCCTGAACATCACCACCTAAGGTCTATTGCCATGGCAACGCAATCGATCAACTGGGCAAATATTGCCGTTGTAAATTTCAACGGCACGGCAAAGGATCGCGTCAACCTAAATTCCGTCAGATTGTGGGAGAGGGTATGGACGCCATCCTCAAGCACGGTGCAAGTGGACAACGGCTACTGGACTCAAGCCGCGTCCTACCAACTGTTCCATGAGACCAGCATTTCGTACGGGAGCACTTTTACATGGAATCCGTGGAACGGCACGGGGTTCATCGGCTACGTCGGACCTGACTATATCTGGCTCACTACCGGATCCTACCCAGACGTGGCGTGGGTCGGTCAGAACGTGACCCGCGATGGCTACTACACAACGGAGCAAGACCCTGCTTACTGGACCTCCAATTGGCAGACCGTCACAACAGACACCTCCCACTACGTCTATTTTTACTAAAGGGATCACGATGAGTTTAATCAATACAACCCAGATGGTGATACCACCCGTTGGAGTGGTTGCGGTGTTGAAACTTGATGGCACCCAACTGTTCTGCTCGGTGCGACCACTGTTCAGCTTTGAGTATGGCGCGCTTCGATTTCTGAACTCGGTACAGGAATTCCAGCTTGGAGCGGAGGTAATTCAGATGACGAACCGGCAAATTGCTGAAGTGGATGCCTATCTTGAAACGGTGCAGGAGAACTTGCCTCTTTCCAGACAGGTATTGCAAAACAAAACGAGCCGGGAGCAGTTGGCTGCGACCGATTGGTATGTCACCCGGTTTGTCGAGACCGGCGTACCCATACCACCCGACATCACGACGGCCAGACAACTTGCAAGGACGCTTATCCATGAACTCTAGTATTAGAAACATCATCATTGTGGGTGGCGGAACCGCTGCCTGGTCTGCCGCTGCCTGCTTGTCAAGAAACAGGAAACTGCAAATCACCGTGATCGAATCTCCGACGATACCGATCATCGGTGTTGGGGAAAGTACGATCCCGCTCGTCAATCTTGCACACAAGCGAATGGGTTTTGATCTGTTCAACACCACGGATTGGCTCGACGAGGTCGATGGCACTGTGAAACTGAGCATCGAGTTCGGAGGTTTTCGGGAAGTTGGGAGCCTTTGGGTGCATCCGTTTTTTATGTCAAACGGAGTTGACTTCCGCAAACTGGCAGTGGCAACACTGGAGGGCAGGAAGCAAAGTGACATTGTCTATGAAGAAACTCAATTCGGGATGCTTCGCCGCTCCGGCTTTGTGGATAACCAAACATGGAAGAAACACGCTTGCGCAGGCACTGATGCTGCCTATCAGGTCAACGCAGCCCTGTACGCTGGCATTCTCAAACGCGAATGCCTCAAGCGCGACAACCTAAGCCACATCAGCGCAGATGTGACAAGGGTTCACATCGGAGATGATGGCAAGGTTGCCACGCTGGAGTTGGCAAACTCAGAGCTGAGAACTGCAGACTTATTTGTTGACTGTAGCGGCATGAGTTCGCTTTTGATTGACGCTGTTGGCAGCACCTTCATCGACATCGGCTCGCGGCTCATTGTTGATTCCGTGATTGTTGCGCCGCTGGAGTATCTGGACCGACCAACCCAGATGCAAAACACCACCTACTGCCACGCTTTAAGCAGCGGCTGGGTCTGGAACATTCCGCTGCAATCGAGAATTGGTTCAGGCTATATCTACTCCAGCGCCCACATCAGTGCGACTGATGCCATGGCTGAGTTCAAGCAGCACTTGCAAAGCGCCTATGGCTACGACCCGAGCGCGTTGCAGGTCAGGAAAATCATGGACTTCAGAACCGGCTACCGGGAGAAATCCTGGACCAGCAATGTGGTTGCCATTGGGATGAGTTCGTTCTTTGCCGAGCCGATTGAGAGTACGGCGATTGCGGTATTCCAGAACGATGCTCTCAAGCTCAGTGACCTATTATTGGCCGAGCATATATCTGATCAGGACAAGGCTGAGCGCTACAACAAGGATCAGACTGAGGCGGTACGTTCGATTGTTGAGTTTGCAGAACTGCACTACCTCCTGACGGAACGATCTGACACACCGTTTTGGCAGTTCTACAAGAACAAGCCCTACTCGCCGATTCAAAGAAAAATACTTGAGACTTACCTGAATCCGAGCCCGGACATTGGCTTTGATTACAGCAGCATCAAAAAGGCGCTTGGTGGCAATTCGCTGTTTGAAAGCGCTTCCTATCTGCTGATGTTTCTGGGCTATGGGCTGCTGCCAAAGTCCGGGCTTGCAGTCTGGAAGTAAGCATGCAAGCAAAAGAACTCATCTTTGTTTTGGCCCAGTTCCGGGACAAGAAGTATTGGACGCGAGTCAATTCTGTTGAGTTCATTGCGTTTATGACAAAGCTCACCATCATCATCCCCGGTTTGTTGTTCAACAAGCAGTGGTGGTGGCTCTATGTCATCGCGTGTTTCAGCAGTGCATCGCTGGTCTGGAGTTCAACAAAAAAGACGCTGCCGACGATCCTTGTTTTCAACATGGTGTGGGTTCTGTTGGCGGCTATATCAATCGTCTTGCAGTTTACTTTGGAGTAGCCGTGGAAGAAGCTCGCATTCAAAACCTTGAACAACGCACAGCGGTTCTTGGCGAAACCATCAACCGGGTGGAGGGCAAGGTTGACAACATTGTTGACACGTTGAATTCGCTGGTGCGCATTGAAGAGCGCCAGATCGCCATCAACGCACGGCTGGCTGAAGGGGCGCAGACGATGCAAAACCATGAGGGTCGCATCAAGAACATGGAGGTTGTCATGCCCGGCTTGATAGAGAAGTCTGGCTGGATGGTGGCGGGCTTGCTGGGGGTGATCGGTGTGGTTGGTATGCAGGTTTTGCACATGGTGCTGAAATGATTGCGGCACTGCTTTCTTTCCTGGGTGGCAATGTCTTCCGGCTGATGTTCGGGGAGATAGTGGCCTTTTTGAACAAACGGCTGGAACATGCGCAAGAGATTGAACGCATGCGACTGCAAGGAACGCTGGACGCCGAGCAGCATGGGCGCAATATGGAATCCATTAGGGTGCAGGCCGAGCTGCAGGTCAAGGTGATACAGGTGCAGGCCGAGGGTGCCATCAGCCAGATCGAGGCCGAGGGCTGGCTCGAAGCGGTGAAGGGCACGACCAAGACCATTGGCATCTGGTTCATCGATGCCTGGAACGGTGTGATCCGGCCCTTTGTGGCCACCTGGGCTGTGGTGATGATCTCCGCGCACTTTGCCCAAAACGACTGGGTGCTGGACGACAACGGCTGGTCAATCTGTGGTGCGGCGCTGGGGATCTACCTGGCGGACCGCAGTTTGTTCAAGCGGGGCAAATGATCGACCTTGCCATCCTCGTCGCGCTGGCGCTGATGCGCCGGTTTGAGGGGCTGTACCTCACGCCCTACCTATGCAGTGCCGGTACCCCGACGATTGGGTATGGGGCAACGTATTACGAGGACGGCAGTCGCGTGACCCTGTTTGATGCGGCCATCACCAAGGAACGCGCCGAGGCGCTGCTGGTCTGGATGGTCAGAACGGTGTACTTGCCGACTGTGATGCGCTTGTGCCCGGGCATTGACAACCCGAACCGTCTGGCAGCCTTGATCGATTTCACGTTCAACCTCGGTGGCAATGCGCTGAAGAACAGCAGCTTGCGGCGCAAGGTGAACGCCGGAATGTGGGCTGCCGTGCCCACAGAACTGCGCAAATGGGTGATGGCCGCAGGCAAACGCTTGCGCGGTCTGGTGATTCGCCGGGAAGCCGAGGCAGCACTGACATGGCCGTAATCCGCCTCTCTGCCTTCCTCGGAGAAAACCGCGCCCTGCACCCGATGCTGTTGCCCGCGAACGTGGGCGTGACATCGACCAACCAGAAGCCGGGCAGGGGAGACCTTCGGCCCTGGAATGCACCACTGACCAAGGCCACGGTGCCCGGTGGGCGGCAAACCATTTACCGCATGGGCCGGGATGTGGCGAGCGACACGAACTACTGGCTCTCCTGGCCGACCGAGGTGCATGTGGTGTGCGCACCCAATGCGGCCGATACAACAGAACGGACTTACTTCTCGGGTGGCACGGCATTCCCGCCAAGATGGACCAACAGCACGCTGGCATTGGCATCTGCTCCCTACCCGACGGCTTACCGGGAACTCGGGGTGCCGGCGCCAGCATCGGCCTGTACCTTGTCGGCAAGCGGGGGAAGCAGCATCCTGACCGAGACGCGGTATTACACCTACACGTACGTGACTGACATCGGGGAGGAGAGTGCGCCGAATCCCAGCCCGACCGAGATTGTTTGCAAGAGCGATGACACGATAGCGGTCAGTTCTTTGGCGGCGCCACCCTCTGGTGCTTATGGCATCAACCGGATTCGCATCTACCGCACGCAGTCTGGCTTGAGCGGGGATGCGGCCTTTTTCTTTGCCCGGGAAATTGCATCGACCCTGAGCAGCACGACGGACGATGGCCGCAAGTTGCAGGAAACACTACCCAGCACGACCTGGCTGATGCCGCCGACTGATTTGAGCTGGCTCACTGGTCTTTGGAACGGAATGATGGCTGGAATATCAGGGCGATCTGTGCGCTTCTGCGAGGCCGACACGTTTTATGCATGGCCACTGGCCTACGAGATTCTTCCGACCAATGCGCAGCCTGTTGCTTTGGCCACCTATGGCCAGACGCTGGTGATGCTGACCAATGGCAACCCAAGCATCATCACTGGCGGCACGCCTGATGCGATGGATGAGCAACCGGTGGAGTTCTGTCAGGCCTGTATTGCGCCGCTCTCAGCTGTGGGTGTGGGGCACGGTGTTGTGTGGGCTTCTCCGGATGGTTTGGCTTATGTTGGCGCCAGTGGGTCAAGGCTACTGACCGGACCCAACCAGGACAACCCGAATGGCATCATGACCCGCGACGATTGGCAGGCGATCAACCCGGGTTCGATCAAGGGCTGCCTCTATGAACGCAGGTACATCGGGTTCTATACGCAGAGTGGAGTGCGCAAGGGCTTTGTGTACGACTTCAGCAACACCAACGGGATGTATTTTCTGGACTTTGGCGTTGACGCGCTGTACCTGGACGATTTGCAGGACGCGCTCTTTGTGCTGGACGGCGTGAACGTGCAGAAGTGGGATGCCGGCAGTCCGAAGTCGGTGACCTTCAGGAGCAAGCTGTTTCGCAGTCCAAAACCGGTTGTGGGTTTTGCGTGCGCGCAGGTGGTGGCCGACAACTACCCCGTCACGTTCAAACTTTATGCCGATGCGGTGCTGAAGCACACACAGGCGGTGGCATCAGACCAGCCGTTTCGCTTGCCGGGTGGGTATTACGGGACTGACTTCCAGATTCTTGTGGAGACGACTGGTGCGATTCAGGCCGTATCAGTGGCGCATTCGATGCGGGAGCTGGCGCAGGCATGAGCCTCGATGATCGCAAGGATCTGCCGCCGATTAACTCGCCCAACTTTCTGGAGCGGGTGCGGGAAGTGCTGTCGGTGTATCTGGGCAACCGGGGGGATGCCTTGAACCGGGGGGTGACGCTGCGTGATCTGGTGGATTCGGGCATGGCGACCTTGGATGCCAGGTTTGCTGCTGGCGGCAAGAGCATTACGCCGCTGCTTCCTGTCACGCCACCAACTTATGAGGCTGACTTAAGCCCGCCACCGGTGCCGACCGGGTTTGTTGCATCAGCTGCGATCAGCAACATCCTGGTTGAGTGCGATGCGCAGACCTACACGCAGGGGCATGGTCATGCCAAGTCAAGGCTTTACGGGGCGACCTGGATCAGTGGCGACTTGCCGGTGTTTGCCCATGCGGTGCTGCTGAGCGAGTTTCAGGGAACGGTGGCTTCATATGCTACCAACCCGGCAACCACCTGGCGGCTTTGGTTGACCTGGGTTTCTGTGGATGGGGTGGAGTCTGGTACCCCGGCGGGCGGCACCAATGGGTTGGCGGTGAGCACCGGGCAGGATGTGGGATTGCTGCTGGACGCACTGACGGGTGAGATTACCCAGAACCAGTTGTATGCCGATCTGGGGGCGCGGATCAATTTGATTGACGTGGGGCCAGCAGCGTTGACGGCCAAGGTGGCTGACTTGCTGAGCACCTACGGAACTACGGCCAGTGCCGCCACATCCGCAGCCAACGCCGCAACTTCTGCTGCGGCCGCGACACAAGCCAAGGCCGATGCCATTACCGCTCAAGGTGGAGCGGCAAACAGTGCGACCACGGCCAGTACCAAAGCCACAGAGGCATCCACCAGCGCAACCAACGCGGCGGGGTCCGCCTCCAGCGCAGCAACTTCAGCAACAACCGCCAGTACCGCTGCCACCAACGCGGGGAACTGTTCCAGTGCAGCGGCCACCAGCGCCACCAATGCAGCTACCTACGCCACCAACTCCGAAACATCGTCGACCGCATCCAATGCGGCCAAGGTAGCGGCACAGAGCGCTCAGTCTGCGGCGCTGGGATCGGCCAACGCGGCCTCAGGCAGCGTCAGCACAGCGACAACCAAGGCGACCGAGGCGGCAACTTCTGCAACTTCTGCAGCAACTTCTGCCACCACAGCGTCAACCAAGGCAGCAGACGCTGCAGTCAGCGCAATCAATTCGGCCACCAGTGAAACCAATGCAGCAGGATCGGCGTCAACCGCATCTACCAGCGCAGGAGTTGCTACCACGGCAAAGACTGCGGCGGGTGCCTCGGCCACGGCGGCGGCTACATCGGCATCAAGCGCTGACACCAAGGCCAGCGAAGCGGGAGCGGCATCAACAGCGGCCACGGCAGCCCAAGTGGCGGCCGAAAGCGCAGGAACGGCGGCACAGGGCTCCGCCACCGCAGCAGCCACATCGGCCAGTACCGCCAGCACCAAGGCCACGGATGCAGGAACCAGCGCGACGGCAGCGGCTGCTTCAGCCACGACAGCCAGCACCAAGGCGGGTGATGCTTCGACTTACGCCAGCAATGCAGCAAGTAGCGCCAGTGATGCGGCAAGCAGCTCGACCACCGCATCGACGCAAGCGGGTATTGCCACGACAGCCAAGAATGCGGCAGGGGATTCGGCAGCTTTAGCGTTGGTCAGTCAGACGGCATCGGCCACTTCAGCAACCAACGCAGCTGG